CCAAGCGGACCACCGGGTCCTACTTTTGAGAACGCGTCTCTGATGGGTCTTTCTAGCTGGGACACCAATCTTGCGTGCTTCTTCTTTAGCTTTAGAAAGATTTCTGGGGCTACTTCTTTTAGCCTGCGCTCTAGAGCCGCCATGTCTGTCATTTCAATGGAACCCTTGTTGCCGTTAGTGCCAAGCACTCTAGCTAGGTCGTAACTGCCAACGTCGCCGTAGGAGGAAACCTTACCGAATCCTGTTGCGGCTCCAATCATGTACGAGCGACCCAAGCCACCTAGCAAAGCTGCAAATACCACAACCACCGCCTATCTTATAAGTCAATTCTACCCTAAGAGAAAACCCCCTCCGGAGAGGGGGCTTCTTTAGTTCTTAGGAGTGTTTTTTGCAACCATCCAACGGTACATAGTCCACAGCATTCTGTCGTCTAGCTGCATAAGCTCTCTTGGCGAGATACCTGTCTCAACTGCTATACCTGCGATATACCAATGAGCAGAGCTTTCGCCAAGACCCGTTATTTTGGGTCTGCTTCACTCTCACCGACGCCATCTACAGTGTCTAGCCATTCTTCATAGTTAAGCTTTGTAGACTTTGTTCGCTGCTCTGAGTGCCACGCTAGGAACAGCAAGTGTCCTAGGCGCTGCTCAGATGCAAGCTTTCCGACTGAAATGTTGAACTTGTCCTCAAAGGCAACCAAGTCAGACGTGCTGGCTGTAATTGACTTCTCGGTTCCGTCCGCGAATTTAATAAGTAGGTTGAATCGCATTTTAGTTTCCTTTTCTTATGATGTAGCGTAAGTGATTGCACCTGTGGTCGGAAACGATACTGAGAAGGTTCCGAGGTCTCCTACTGCGCCCGACACTGGTGTAAAGCTTGTAATCAACGCTGACACCGTGTAAAGAGGCGTCGTGGTGCTGGCTGTTGTTCCGTTGCCTGCTATTAGTGTGAAAAACTACTACTGTTCCAACAGTGTCTAGGAACAGAGTCGATACGGCGTCTGTACCGAAGTCCTGGTGGAAGTCTAGCGAGAGGGTTCCAGACTTAAGCCCACCGATAACTTCAGTGAACCCGCCAGAACCAAAGTCCGTTGTCTCAACTTCGGCTGCGTTAATAACCAACTCTGCGCGGGCGCAAGCAGTTGAGATATCATCACCGCCCATTGTTACTGTGGTTGCGGTTACTACGAATTTTGCCATTTTATTTCTCCTTTTATGCCAAGACGGTGACTGTGAATTCAGCCGCCAGATAGTTCTGATCGTTGATGGTTATAGAACCCATTCCACTTGAGCGCTCGACCCGTAGATCGTACACCTCGCCAGAAAGCGTCTTATCTGATTCTATCGCAAGTTTCACAGACTGACTTCCTGTGGGCTGGCAATAAGAATCCAACTTCCGCTGCATCTCACGCTCGGCTGCTCGCCCAACGATTACTGTCACAACGAAACTGTATGTGGTTAGACCTCCCTGCATAGCGCCATCGTAATCAACACTCTCTAGGTTGATAACACCGATTGGCGGGGTAGGGTTGTCGGGAATCTCAGCCGCTGACCGAAGCCCAGGGATCGTTGCTAGGTTATTAGCTAAGCGCACTCTTATAGTGGTCAGATCTGCCATTAGGCCATCCGCATCTTGCGGTAAGGTCCTAGCAACGCCTCAATGTCAGGGTCAACTCGGCTAACTCTAATGATGCCTATGTCACCGAACCCTGCGACTCCCAGAGGGCTGTCGTAGCGCTTGAACTGACGAATTGCTAAAAGATTGCAAGCCTGTTTTACATCTACTGGGATAGAGGTTCCGTAACCGAATACTCCTGTTATTTGAACTGTCGCTTCTTCACCTATTGTCGGGAACACGTAGTCGCCAATAGCTCTTACTCTAGTGAAGGGGCTGTAGGAGCTGCCGGTTAGCCCGTTGAGGGGTTCTAACTGAAGATCTGTTGACTGCCAGGTTATGTTGAAGTTTCCATCGGCAGTCAGAAGATGTTTTTGAAAGTTTGTAAGTTTCGGAGAGGTCGTCTATTGATACCACATAGCTACCATCTGGTGTAAAAACTCTTGTTGCAGTAGTCGGCAGGAATACGCGCTCGCAATGAGTTTCTATTTGGCGTGAGGCAGCCTCTACGCAGGTTTCTAGCAACGCATCGTCCACATCGTCAGTGATGCGAAGGATTGCCTTTACTTCTGCAAGAGTGGTGTAGCCGTCAGTAATTGCCATGTGTCTAGTTTACCTCCATGCGCCAAGCAAGACAAAGCCCCCATAGCAACCTATAACTATGAGGGCCTTGATCTAGTTCGTCAGATTAGCTTGCGCCGCCAACGAAGTGCTTGATTTCGGTGTTGCTGGTTAGATCGCCGTCAACACGAAGGAGGAATCTCCAAGTGGTTAGGTCGTTCTGGAACGCAAACTCAGTTGACGATGCAACATCTAGTCCACCTGCAAGGCGAACCTTGTAGCTGTCTATGGAGCCGGCGATAACAGACTTTGCATCAATAGCGGAGTCTGCCATGTGTGGGTTCTCTAGTACGTTAAAGCCAGCAAACGTGTCCTGACCTCCGGGTCCTACCTGAGAGATGTTGTATAGGTAGTTTCCGGCGGTGTCCTTTAGCTTGCGAGCAGCACCGATTGAGCTGGTGTTCATCATTAGCGCGAAGCTTGGCTTGCGCCTCGTAGCCGCATCAACCGAGTACAGAAGGTCAATTAGGTTGTCAGCAGTAAATGCACCAGCTACACCAGTTGCCCCGGTAACGCCTACGCCAGAAGCGGTCACAATACCTCTTGGCTTTGAGGACCCATCGCCTACGGTTAGTGCTTCGTTGACTGCGTAACCCATTCCGTTACCAGCTTGCTGAGCCAAGTGTGCGCCCAAGTCGAATCCGCTGTCCGATACTAGTTCATTTGCGGCCTGGATTATTCCGCCATATTTAAACGATTGTAGCGTGATGCTTGCGTAGGTAGGCTCAACATCGTCTAGCGTAACTCCGGCACCCTTTAGGGTCATTGCCGAGTAAGCGGATAGGGTTGGGATAGTTAGGTCCTCACCAGAGGTCGTCTGGATGATTTGTGGAACCTCAAGCATTGGTCCTACTGCGCGAGCAACGTCAAACACTTCGTCGTAGAACGACTTTGGAACAGTGTTAGTTGAAGGCACGAGAACTGCACGTCTTTCAAAGGTGTGTCCACGCTGTTCACCCATCGCAAGTGCGCGAAAGATGTCAGACGAAGAACGATCCTCAGATACCGAAGGGATAAATCCTTTGGCAGCTACGGATGCTTCTAGGGCGCGTGACTCGCTGCGTGTTGCAGCAGTGATAGTCTCGTCAGCTTTTGAGATGTCAACTTCGATTGCGTTGATCTTTGATAGTTCAGCAGCGTCAAGTCCGCGAGCCTCTGATTCTGCGAAGTCAATGACTTCACGAACCTGGGTAATGAGGTTGTTGCGGAGTTCCTGCTGAGATTTGATAAACTCAGACATTTTAGTCTCCTTAGTAATAATTGACAGATACCAGTCGCGTTGACGCTGACCGAATACGGCAGAGCTAACTCACGTCCGATAGTTCAATTTTAGTAGAAGTTTCCACAGGGTAAAGGAAACCCCCAGAGGAAGGGGTGTAACTCTGGGGGGACCCGCCTGAATACCTTGTAAGACTACCTGGTTTCTTCAGCCTTTGTTATGCGGGTTTCTTTTGCTGGCCTATCGAATTTGGCTGTCTGGACGACTTCGCCTTCACCTTTTACGGCGTCTAGGTCAACTTTTGCGGTATCTAGTGCAACTATTGCATCAGCCCACTTGCCTGCAAGGTTGAACACACTACCAGACTCAGGATTTCCAGCAACCTCTAGGATTGCCTTCTTGATTTCATCTTTGGTTGCCATGTTAGTTCCTATCCATTAGCTGTAGCTTCTTTTTCTTTAGCTCAAGCATTGCCAAGTCGTGAGCGACTTTTTGCTCTGCTTCTAAGTCTACTTCAGGTTCGACTACTGCTTCAGTTTTGGCTTCTGGTGCAAGAGTGGTTATGACTCTGTTTAGCATCTCTTGCTCGTCACCAGTGATGTTTAGTCCATCTTCAAGCTTGCCTAACGCATCTGCTAACGCCTCAACGTTTACATCGGCGCGCTCAGCAGCTTTTGGAACTTGCGTACTGACACCGTGCCTGCTGTTGCGGCATAAGCAGGCCACGCTACTACTGAAACTTCGTGAAGCCTGACTGAACGCAGGGTTCGCTCTGAACCGTCGTTAGACCAAGTATCCCCGCCTTTGGGGACGCTAAAGCCAAAGCTCATTGCATCTACATCCCCACGCCTCAAAAGCTCTGCAACATCGCGACCGCGAGAAGTGTTAGGCAGCATACCCTCTACCTTTAGTCCACGATCGTCCTCGCTCAGTGTCATGGTGCGAGCGCGGGTAGATCCTAGTATCTCGCCTGAGTCGTGGTTCCACAAGAACTTTATGTCGTTGCGAGCGTTGAGTGAGCGCTTGAAGGCGCCTTTAGCGATTCGCTCAGTAAAAGGTAGTGGCTCAGATGGGCTGTCAACAGGCAGCGTATCCGGCAAAGTGCATACCGTCGCTTTCCTCGCGTATTTCAACCCAGCTACGTTTACGCGCTGTTCCATCTTCTGCTTCATGTTGCCTTTCAGCTTTTTTTCTCTTTTTGAATTCTACTTCTACTGGCGTCACAGACTCCACAGGCTCCGTCACAATCTTGACAGGCGCTATTGGGGCTGGCTTCTTTACTTCGGGCTGCTTGTTCGTTGACGGCATCTTTGAGCCGTTTGGTATTAGTGCCATGGGTTTCTCTTTCCGTAGTCATTATTCAAGCCCGTCGTTTTGTAGCTGGACTGAATCCTTGCCTGAGTGGGTGATGTCTGGTAATCCTAGCTTTGCCATTACATCAGAAGGCACAAAGCCAATCTGAATAAGTTGCTGCGCCATTTCTACCTTTTGGTTCATAACGCTGAGGTCGGCAGCAGCTATGTTGACGTTTGCAAGTGGTACACGAACTGTGTTGGCAGATTCATCTTCAATAGGTCGCAAGTCCTCAAAGGCTCTTACATCATTGATTGAGTAAACGCCGGCTTGCAATAGCGTGCTATAGGACTGAGTGCGAGAGTTCATGTCGGCACGTAGCAGCCCGTCTAGGCTGATCTTCACAAA